CTGGTCTTTGTTGGACAATCTGTTTGGAGGGCTTATGACAAGACTACGTGAAATTGGTCCTGTCAGGGTTAATGTGCCTGCTCTTCCTTCTTATTATGTGAGTTTTCCTTCTAATCCCACGAAAAATGGGACTAAGTTGGATAATGGGATTGCGTACAATTACTTAGTACGTCAGGAATGGATGGTTGATGAACCATCTCCTAAACCCCCTACACGTTTCAAAACGTGTTCACATTTAAGAACAGACTTCAACTGGTTAACTACACCTGAGAAAAGATATTCTCATAGACAAGGTAACTCCTCCGGTCAACTTGTTATTTATGACCGAAGTGTCGCTACTATGCTGAATGTGTGTGGGTTAACTACACCTTTGACCAACTTTGAGTCGGGTTTACAAAGTTTTTCGGCAATAACAGATGAGGATCGCGAGAAATTTACATATCTCGCTGATAAACTTAAACCTCAACTTGAGCCTAAGCTCGACTTACTTGTGTTCCTTGCTGAGTTACGAGACATCGTGACTTCAGCCCGGTGGCTCGCTTCAAAATTTGCGAGCCTTATCGGAAATGGGACACAGAGCGCGGCAAAGCTTGCTTTGCTAAATGGTGTAAGATGGCGTCCGTTTTCTGAGATGCGAGGAAAAGCTTCGTTGGCACGTATTGTTGCTGATGAACAGCTCTACTCTGTTTCGGCAGATTGGATCTCCCTGAACTTCGGGGTCTTACCCTTATTTCGCGATGTTATTGCGATAATTCAGGCTGCTCTGGGCTTGCGTAAACAGATCGACGACCTTCAAAAGGGCGCCGACAAATGGCAAAAAGCATATGCCTCTGTTGAGCTTCACTCAGATCCTGATGAGTCATTCCTCGTCAAAGCAGGTTGTACCTACTGTGGTACGAAGTGTGCTTTCTTAAGCACGCCTGCAGGCGAGCGTGGTACACAACTACGTGTACAGTATCCAGGCGGAATAACTACCCGCTGGAATGTTACGTCGTTGTATAAGTACTCACTTCCAGATGATGTAACTAAATTATCTGGAGACATCGCGGCGTTTGTTCAAGGGATGGGGATTCGTCCGTCTCTTGCCACTGCTTGGGAACTTATTCCCTTTAGCTTTGTGGTTGATTGGTTTCTTCCCTTACAACCCTTATTACAAAGGGTCGCTGCTGATCCATTTCCGGTGAAAACCACCGTAATGGACATCTGCGCTAGTAAGCGGACTACAAGCTATCCGCTTGTATCCACGAGGATGGTTTGTCCACACTCGTCCGAGGTTACCTTATACCACGCCAAAGCTGAAACATATCAGCGAGTAGTGGGGTCTGAAGTGTTCAACTGGATTCCATCATTTAGATGGCCAAGTTGGTTTCAGCTGTCACTCGGTGCTGCCTTAGTAGATTTACTATGGCACGGTCGGAAGCATTGAGATGCTATTAATAACACGACCATTTACAGGATACTCCAATGTTAGATCAGGGTCAAACTCTTACTATCAATGCCGTTGAACGTGTTTATAACTTAATCACGTTTGACAAAATGAAAACTGAGCGTATTGCTCAATTGGCAGATGGCCAACCAGCCAAACTGTCAACCGACCACAGTGAAACTGCGGCCGGGATTCAGCGTCACCTCGTTAAAAGCGAGGTTGGCATTGAAGACGGAGATTTGTCGGGTTATATCACAATTTCTGTGACAGTGACCCACCCGAAATGGGCTAACCATACCACGATAGGCCACGAAGAAGCTGGCCTAGTTGCGTGGGTTGGAACAAATCTCTCGCGCATTTTGAACATGGAATCATAGTTCGAATGCGGACCCCTTCATTGGCTGAGATGTGGAGCTATTATAATGGCCAACATGAAAAGCTTAGTGGAGGAAACGGACATATATGTCCGCCTCGTATCCAGTTTACTCTTCGACGTTGGTGCCCTAGAGGGCATTGACGTGGAATACGACGTGCGAGAAATTGCGCGCCGTACCCAATGCGAAGGATTGTCATTTTTAACAAAGACTTTGCCGAAGTTCTTTAAGCACTGTTTAATGTGCATAGAGAGTGGCAGTTTCATACCGATTGCTGGTTTTCAAAAACAGCGATCAGGGCCTCTCCCCCTATTTCTAGGAGGTTTGGTCGAACTGCTTTTCGACAGGTCAACTGGCGATCTTTTGCAAGACCGCGTATCTGAATCACTTGGATATATAGAGCAAATTTGCACTTTTCTATATAAGTGTGAATTTCCCTATACCAATATTCAGATGAAACGAAGGCTCGATTCCTTTAAGGCCATCGAGGAAGAGATGGTTGATAAGATTGGGCCACGCGATTATATGACAACAACTGCGCTCATTATAGCGATAGATATCGCTCAAGAGTTATTTAAGAATTTTTCTCTTGAGAGGGCTGTGCCAAGGCATGGTCCAGGAGCTGTTGCTAATCGTGAGAGAGCTGAGGAGAAGTACAAGTTTGTATTCTCAGACCGTATTGACTCTGTGTTCCCTTATGATGAGTGGTTTATCCCTATGGGAGAAAGCCAGCTCACGGAAACAGTGTGCCAAGTTGCCCTTTCCGGTTTGCGTGGAGAATCTTTCTTCATTGCAAATTCCGAAGAGGACATGTTACGCTTGTTTTTACTTCAAGATGTCTTCGTTAATTCGGAGAATCATGAGGAAGCCGACATGCGATTTGTTGCTCGAGGACTCTTTGTAAACAAAGATTCTCGTGGCCCCAGATACATTTCGGCCGAGCCAAAAGAACATATGTGGCTCCAACAAGCGATAGGTCATTCACTTATGGAATATTTACAGAATTCGAAACTCTGTAAGGGTCACTTAAATTTTAGTGATCAGTCCATTAATGCGAATCTGGCACTCGAGTCATCGCTTAGTCGAAAGTATGCTACTCTCGACATGGCGGATGCTAGCGATAGGGTATCACTTGCCCTTGTTAGGGAAGTGCTGCCCTCTCGGCTAGTCAGGCTATTGGAAGCCTGCCGGTCTAATTCTGCTCTACTCCCAGATGGTACTGTACTTCCATTTCGGAAGTTCGCGCCTATGGGATCGGCTTGCTGTTTTCCAATTGAGAGTGTGTTGTTTTACATTCTCGTGACAGCTTGCGTTGTCATGGATACTGGGAAGGACCCAGAAGCCGCTTCACGTAAGGTGTATGTATACGGTGACGACATAATTGTTGATGTCGCCTGTGTACCTACTATCATACGGGTGCTTTCGGACCTAGGACTTGTCTTCAACAAGGACAAATCCTTCGTTCAGGGACCTTTCCGGGAATCGTGCGGTGTAGACGCTATTGATGGGATTAACATTACACCCATTAAGTTGCGCCATGCCGCTCCGAAAAGTAAACATGACTCTACCAGTCTCATCTCCTGGCTCGCCGCTTCTGATATGTTATTCAGGAACGGTTATTGGCGTTGCGCCAATGAGCTTGTGACTCATGTGAAGAAATTTACACGAGTGAGATACGTCGCGCCCCAATCGGGGCTCTTCGGGATCTCTGGTTATGAGGCCGCTGTTGAAGTGGCTGAAGCACCATGTGGATGGGATCGTGATGTACATGCACTCTACTTTCATTTGAACCACGTGAAAAAGAGGACGACGGAGTGGGCTGATATGCTCCTCCGAACGCATGCTCCTGAATTACACTCTTTAGTTAAATTGGAGTGTACAGGCGAAATGCCTATTCAGGTGGCAGGGTCGACGACTCTTCCG